GAAGAAGTATCGTTTTATGATGCAGTAGTTGTTGCTAACGGCGTAGGTTCTGAAAAATTAGCTAACAGCATAGGCGATAGTTTAGGTATCTATCCTGTTAAAGGTTACAGCATTACAATTAATAATGTTGATCCTAAATATCTGCCTCAAGTAAGTTTGTTAGACGATCAAGCTAAGATTGTCACTTCAACTTTAGGAAACAGATTCCGTGTTGCAGGTACTGCGGAACTCAACGGAGAAAACTATGACATTCGAAGAGATCGCATACAGCCATTGCTAGATTGGGTGCATACAAACTTCCCTAATATTAATACACACGATTACACACAATGGGCATGTCTTCGTCCTATGACTCCGAATATGTTACCTGTAGTACGTCAAAGTAAAAAGAACTCAAAAGTATTTTATCATGCCGGACACGGACATTTGGGTTGGACACTGAGTCCTGCTACTGCTAAACAACTAGTTCGGCTAATAAGATAATTGACAATAACGGGCATAGATGTTAAAATACACTATGTCCATTTTTATTGATTGCGTATTATGAAGAAGATTGGTTTTGCCTGCAAGTGGATTGATCATCCAGAACAGGTCAACGGCATTGACAAGAAAGATGATGCCAAACAGTATAATACTGGTAGTACTACCGTTGCTTGGTTAAATAGACAGAGCAAAGAAGTAGCTGAACAACGCCTATGGGACCTAATGGTAGGTAACATTGAAGCTACTCGCAAGCTCGTTGAACGTGTAGGAACACTCGATGAAAATCTTAGAATGGTACGACTCAGTAGCGATATACTGCCTGTGTATACTCAGTCAGATTGGGGCTGGTATTGGCGGCTTCCCGATACACGAGCCTATTGCGAAAGAGCATTTAGAGAAGTGGGAGATCTGGCTCGCGAGAGGGGCGTTAGGTTGTCTATGCATCCCGGTCAGTTTACTGTGCTGGCAAGTTGCAATCCAGGTATTGTAGAAAGATCAATAGAGGAATTTGAATATCATGCAGACATGGTTCGATGGATGGGTTTCGGCCAACAGTTTCAGGACTTTAAGATCAACGTCCACATCTCCGGCAAACTCGGACCCGAAGGTATTAGAAACGCCTACAAAAGACTCACTCCCGAAGCAAGAAATTGCATCACAATCGAAAACGAAGAAAACGCCTGGGGCTTAAATGATTGTCTATCTCTTAGTGATATTATCCCTACTGTGCTTGACGTTCACCATCATTGGATCCGAGAAGGGGAGTATATCCAACCGACTGATGACCGTGTTAAACGTGTTGTGGATAGTTGGCGCGGTCTACGCCCTACTATGCATTATAGTGTTAGTCGTGAAGACTATCTAGTTGATCACAATACTAGCATTGTACCAGATCATGCTGGTCTACTTGCAGAAGGCTACAAAAAGCAAAAGCTCAGGGCTCATTCAGACTTTTACTGGAATACAGCAACGAATGAATGGGCACTGAGCTTTCTAACCACACATGATATCATGTGCGAAAGTAAAGGTAAGAATTTAGCTAGCCAAGCTCTTTACGAGCAGGCTCAGGCTCTTACTCTGCTTTAGGCTTACGTGGAGCACGTGGCTTTTTGGCAGCAGCTGGTTTCTTGTCAAACTGTTGCTTTTTAGCTGGTGCTCTTGGCTTCTTAGGTTTAGCAGTGGTTGCAGGTGCTTGTTCAACTACTGCCGCAGGCACTACTGCATCAGGTACAACTACTACAGCTTCAATAGCTGGTGCAGGTGTTGCCTCAACTGGGGCTGCTTCTACTTTGTATGGTGCCTCTGGGGCTGCTTCTGGCTTTTTGCCTACGAAGAATTCTGCAATTTTCTTGAACATTTAAGTTCCTCCTTGGAGTCTTATTTATAACTAAATATAGCATGGCCTTTAATTTCATTAAAAATGTTATCTTAAACGAATCAACACCTAGCAAAGAGTTAGAATTGTTACCATTACCTTACTCAAAAGGTGATTTAGAACCTTCTATAAGTGAAGAAACTATCAACTATCACTACAGTAAATTAGCCAAGGCCTACGTTGATCGTTACAATGCTAGAGAAGGTGATTTAGACTTTAACGAAGCAGGCGCTTTTTTACACAACATCCTATTCCCACAATACAAAAAAGCTGACGGTAAAAATGATCCAGACGGCTCAGCAGGAGAGTTTATTACCAAACACTTTAAAACATTTGCTAACTTTAAAGAAAAATTTGCAAAAGAAGCAATGGGCATACAAGGCAGTGGTTGGGTCTATCTAGCCAAGAACGGTGAAATCAAAACCATTAAAAATCATCAGATCAAGAATGATATTATCTTGCTAATCGACTGGTGGGAACATGCTTGGGCATTAGATTATCAAAGCGATAAGAAAAAGTATTTAGAGAATCAGTGGAAGATTATCAACTGGAATGTTGTTAGCAGTCGTGTTGGGTTAGTTACAAACGACTGATATCTGCAGTGCTTGACACTGGCATATCCCATATTAGGCGTCGCTCGACGCCTTTCTTTTGGGCAAAACGTTTGGCATCACAATGTTCACAACAATGAAAGTAGTTATTGTTTAACCTTTTAGGACTGATCTTTTCTTTTAGTCTCTTAAACAATTCACCGCAGTTATCACAACGGAACACAGCCAAGGTACGAGTGCGGCTGTATTGATGGTCTACACCTAGTTTACTAGTTCTAGTATGTGTACTTGTTTCTATTTCTGTTGTGATGAACATCTTGTATTTACATTAGGGTTATAAAATTAAAAGGTAAATACCATTATGATAACAATTTCCGACTCAGCAAAGACAAAAATACTAGACATTCTAGCAGAAGAAAACAATCCTAACATTGCATTACGTACATTTGTACAAGGCGGCGGCTGTTCAGGATTCAGCTATGGCTTTAGTATAGAAGAAGAACAAGCAGAAGATGACTTTGAAATACCAGTAGGATCCTTCAAAGTACTAGTAGATGCAATGAGTATGCAGTACCTACAGGGTGCTGAAATTGACTATAAAGATGAACTAATGGGCGCATCTTTCACAATTAAAAATCCAAATGCAACAACAACCTGTGGTTGCGGATCAAGTTTCGGGGTATAAACAAAATGGCAAGACAATCAATCGATATTGGCGTACAAGGTAATGACGGCACTGGCGACAGCATTCGCGAAGCGTTCCGCAAAGTAAATGATAACTTTAGAGATTTATATGCAGTATTCGGGCAAGGCGATAGAATTGCATCAACTGATCTAGACGATTTCCCCGGTGACTACTCATACCTAACTACACCGCCTCCTAACACTTTTAGTACAACTACCAGTGCTAGAACATTTGTAGTTAACAGTACAGGTGACGGAGTACTGGCCAAAGACATTATTGGAGCCAATGGCGTTACTATTAACAACAGCAGTAGCGGTCAGTTAGTTATCAGTGCAGGCGGTGCTAAACTAATTGGTGATACTAGCCCTGCTATGAGTGCTCCATTAAATGCTAATACTATACCTATTGGTAATGTTGGCGAGCCATCTGCTGCTAATGTAAGTCTTTTTAACAGCGTACATCCTGCTACTCCTATTACCATTGACGAGTTAGTAGTTACTAAAGGTTATGCTGATCGTCGCTACTTACAACAGTCAGGTGGATCAACTGCTGGACAGATTCGTATTAGAACTGAGCCTGTAGATCAAAGTGAGTATACAAAAACCATTGAAGGCTATCAAAATGGTAACATATTAATCACTGGTCATGGTTACGACAGCGGTTCAGACGGTATTGCCTACAAATATTTTACAACAGTATCTGCTCCTGCAGGTATAGTTAACGGAACTACCTATTATTTAAAATATGTTAATGTTGACGAGCTTAGTGTACATCCAACATTTGAAGATGCGAAGAATGGCACTGCAAAGATTACAATCAGCACTGGCTCAGGTAGCGGAACACAAACATTAGTTGATGCGTTTTTTGATGCTACATTGCCTGGTAACTTCCTAAGCAATGAAGCATTACCCCGCGAGTCTACTGTGCGTAGACAAGGTGATGTTATGGAAGGTCCATTGTATCTTTCAGATCACCCAAGCCCATTAAATGTCAACGCAGTTCCTACAGTTACAGGTGCTGATGAAGACTTTCAAGCTGCTACAAAATATTATGTTGATAACAACAGCTTTGCAAGTAACATTAATTTGTTTGTTTCAACTAGTGGCGACAATACACAATCTGGTGTTCCAGAAGGCAAAGAAGGTCGTGCATTTGCCTATGCCTATGAAACAGTTGGTGCCGCTTGTGCCAAAGCTGAAGAATTAATCAACCTTGCAGATAATGAGCCAGGCCCTTATAGACAACGCATTGCCTACACTATTGGAGGTACTACAACTTATAGTACTGTACAGAGTGCATCAATTACTGGTGGTACTGGGTATGTTGCTGTAGAAACTCTGTTAAATTTAAACAGAGAATATATTCGTGCAGAAGTAATTGGCTACATCAACGCCACTTATCCAGATTTAAATTACAATGCAGAATTGTGTTCTAGAGACGTGGGTATTATTATTGATGCTGTTATCATTGATACGCTAGTAGATGGCAACTGGCAAAGTGTTAACGCAGGGCGTTCATATTTTAAAAATGCCAGTGCTAGAATTGCCAGTGGCGCACAACAACTAGAAACAGTAGCGGGCATTGCCTATGCTAAAACACTAGCCAACTATGTACTACAAAAGGTAAACCCTCCGACTAGCTATCAAACTGTTTATACAAGACAAACAGACCCAGTAAGCACTAACACAACACAGCGTGATCTAGTTGATGACAAATTTGATATTGTGTTAGACATTATACAAAATGGAATCAGTGCAGCTCCAAACATTGCCTACGGTGACGGTTATGTTACATTTAACGTTGATAACGGCGGCCAAGGATATGTTGATCAAGGCTTGCCAACTAACGTAGATATTACTCCAGGTAAACTAGTTAAAGGTATTCAATCAGGCGCATTGGGTAGAATTTTATCCTATGCAAGCGGTGCATTAGAAGATACTATCACATGCCAATTGCTAACTCCTTATAATTTTGATCTTGCTGAACAAGTTGAATTTGCAGAACCAAACAAAGATCTACAGATTACCGTTAGAGTTGAAAGTGGTATTTACTACGAAGACTTACCAATTAAAGTTCCAGCAAACGTATCTATTAAAGGTGACGAGTTCCGCCGTACAATTATACGTCCAAGAGATCGTGCTAGCCAAAGTCCATGGATTGAAACCTATTTCTATAGAGATGTGGAATTTGACGGCATGGATCTTGCTACCACATACAATCCATATGCCATAACATTACTAGAAGCAAATAAAGATTATCTAAAGCGTGAATTAATTGCTTGGATCAATTTACAAGTATCCACTAATGCTCCTCCATTTACCACTGCCTTTGTTTATAATGAAGGCAAGTGTAGTCGTGACGTTGGACTAATGGTAGATGCGCTGGTTCAGGATATCAAGTTTGGTGGTAACGCTAGCACTTATGATGCAGCATCTTTATACTACAATGGTGCTGTTAGTAAAATTTCTGGGCAAGAAGCAGAAACTGCTGCGGCCGTTACACAATTAAAAACTATGATTGTTAGTTATATTTTAACTAACACTGCCTACACATCATTACAGACTGCAGTAACACAAACTATCAATGCCAACAACGGTGAAGCTGCTGCAGTAACCAAGGCAAATACCTTGTTAACTAGTGTAGCATCTGTAATAACAACAGGTCTAAGTGCATTACCAGCAACCTATGATAGTCCTAAGTATGG